AATGTCACACAGGCAAAAGGTAAGCCTGATGAACAAAAAAGCCTTACTCAAAATGTATTTGTAGGATCCACGTCAGAATTGCAAAAAATGCTGCGTGGAGATGAAAAGGTAATTGAAAATGTATATGACGGAACTAACCAAAGGGATCTTTAAGATCCTTAAAAGACTCATTGGCGAGTCTAGTGTACTATTAGCAATAATTTATACTTTAGGGCATATTATTATTGCCACAATCTGCAACTGGTTAATTACAGGTGCAGCTATGGAGTTAGCAGCATTAGATGCTATTATAGAACCAATTATTAATGGGTTTTGGTTTTATGCACTTCATAAACTAGCAAAGAGATTTATTAATAGTGAATGAGACATATCTTGGTAATGCTCAAGTAAAAAGAGACGGCGTACAGCAGGGCTGGTCTAAAGATGATATTTTAGAATATCAGCGCTGTATGAAAGATCCAGTATACTTTGCTGAAAAGTATGGTAAGGTAATTAACCTTGATGAAGGTCTAGTTCCCTTTGAGATGTATCCTTATCAAAAAGAAATGTTTGAGCATTTTCAGGATAACCGATTTTCTATTGTATTGGCGTGTCGCCAGTCTGGTAAGTCAATTAGTTCGTGTATGTATATTCTATGGTATGCACTGTTTCATCCAGACCAAACTATTGCAGTACTTGCCAACAAAGGTGCTACAGCCCGTGAGATGTTAGCACGTATTACACTGGCACTAGAAAATGTGCCATTCTTTTTACAACCTGGTACTAAAGCACTAAACAAAGGTTCGGTAGAATTTTCTAACAACTCTCGTATTATTGCTGCTGCAACATCTGGATCTTCTATTCGTGGTCTGTCTGTTAACCTTTTGTTCCTAGATGAGTTTGCATTTGTAGATGATGCAGCTACGTTCTATACCTCTACGTATCCTGTGGTATCTTCAGGTAAAACTACAAGAGTAATTATTACATCTACAGCTAACGGTATTGGCAATATATTTCATAAAATCTATGAGGGTGCTGTACAATCAACCAACGAATTTAAACCCTTCAGGGTGGACTGGTGGGACGTCCCTGGCCGCGATGACGAGTGGAAAAGGCAAACAATTTCCAACACTTCAGAGTTACAGTTTCAACAAGAATTTGGAAATACGTTTTTTGGTACAGGTAACACACTTATCTCTGCTGATGCACTGATGAATATGAAGGCCGCATCTCCATTATTAAATACCGACGTAAAGGTATATGAAGACCCTAATCCTAAACATGATTACATTATGACTGTTGACGTAGCTAAAGGCCGTGGACAAGACTATTCTACATTTAACATTATTGATATATCAACTAGGCCATTTAGGCAGGTTGCTTGTTATAGAAACAACATGATTTCACCAATTCTGTTTCCAGATATTATTCATAAGTGGGCAAAGAAGTATAATGAAGCATATGTATTAATTGAATCTAATGATGCTGGATCTGTAGTAGCTAATGGATTGTATTACGATATTGAATATGAAAATACTCATGTAGAATCCATGGTCAAGGCCAACTCTATTGGTGTTACTATGACACGTAAAGTTAAAAGAATCGGTTGTTCTAATCTTAAAGACCTTATCGAGGAAAAAAGACTTCACCTAGCTGACCTAGATACAATTAGTGAATGTTCTACATTTGAAGCCAGAGGTAATTCATTTGAAGCATCCGATGGTAACCATGATGACCTAGTAATGAATTTAGTATTATTTGCATGGTATGTAGGAAGCCAATCATTCATAGATAATACTGATGTTAATCTTAAACATTTGTTATATGAAGAAAAGATGAGGCAAATAGAAGACGAAGTTGTGCCATTTGGATTTGTGGATGATGGCCAAGAAGATACAAATGAAGATATTGAAAATAGAAACACAATGTGGCAGGTTGTAGGAGATACAGGATTGTTCTAAAAACACCTTTGTTATAAATATTATTATTGTTTGATAGAACCTTATCATGGAAAACTTATTATTTAATCCAACGAAAAGGAAGACGAAATGGCATTTTTTACGCCTTCGCTGTCTCCAGCAGTAGTAACCCGTGAGATTGATCTTACGGGTATTGTCCCAAATGTAGGCACCTCTACCGGTGCTTATGTCGGTGACTTTCGCTGGGGTCCAGTCAAAAAACCTACTCCGGTAGATACTGAAGCAACTTTAGTATCTAGATTCTCAACTCCAAATAGAAATAATAGCGTGTCTTTCCATAGCGCTGCATATTTCACAAAGTATTCTAGCGAACTGTTAGTTATTCGTGCAGTAGATGATGCTGCAGTTAATGCATTCGATGATGGCGGAGCAAACTCCAGTGATTCATTTTTTGCTAGCAGAAGCGCAACTCTTGTAGAAAATGATGACCATTTCGCAAATATTAAAACTGGCACTCTTAATACTCAAAACCAAGGTTTTATAGCTAAGTATGCCGGAAATTTAGGAAACTCTCTTAAAATTGAAATTTGTCCTGATGGCACTTCTGACTCAGCATTTAATGGTTGGGCTCTTAAAGACGAATTTACTTCTGCGCCAGGCACTTCTTCGTTTGCTACTGCTATTGGAGCAAGTGGCGATGAAGTACACGTGGCAGTAGTTGACGCCGACGGTGAATTTACAGGAACTAAAGGAACTGTTCTAGAAGCATTCCCATTTGTTTCTCTTGCATCTAACGCAAAGAATCCAGATGGATCTACTAACTATATTGCAGATGTTATTAATAACCAGTCTAAATATCTCTGGCTTGTAGATGCACAAAACATCGACTCGAATTACGATGCTGCTGGTGCAGGTGATGCTGCTGTTGATGCTAAGAACTATTCGTTATCCGACTCCGCATATGCAATTAAAACGATTAATCTTAGTGGCGGTGTAGATACTAGCGTATTAGACGAAGGTGATGTTGCTGCAGGATTTAATACGATCGAAGACGTTGATGCATACACCGTAGACTTTTTAATCTCCCCACCTGTTGCTACTAGTGGTACACAAGCTCAGGACGATAGTGCTGCAAAGACAATTATTAACGATTTGATTAGCATCGCTGCAGTCACTCGTAAAGATTGTGTTGTAGTTGCTTCACCTCCAAAGCAAGACTTGATCGCCACTGATCCAGTAACAGAAACTGTCGAGTTTGCTAATAGTATTACTCAAAGTAACTATTGCTTCTTGGATAACAACTGGCTTAAGGTGTATGATAAGTACAACGATGAATACATCTATGTTCCGGCTAACTCTTCTACTGCTGGCCTGATGGCACAAACTGATTTTACTAATGCGCCATGGTTCTCACCAGCAGGTCTTCAGAGAGGGATGTATTTTGGTATTACTGACATTCTCCACTCTCCTAATAAGGCAGAAAGAGATAGGCTCTATAGAGCTAGTGTAAACCCAATTACTAACTTGCCAGGTAACGGTATTACTCTGTTTGGTGATAAGACCATGCAGGATAGGCCATCGGCATTCGATCGTATTAACGTACGCCGTTTGTTCCTTACTTTGGAAAGAGCAATTTCTGAAGCTGCTAAATCTGTACTCTTTGAATTCAACGATGAGTTCACCAGAGCACAGTTTGTTAATATTGTTGAGCCATTCCTCAGAGAGGTTAAAGGTCGTCGTGGTATTACTGACTTCCGTGTGGTATGTGACGCTACTAACAACACTCCAGAAATTATTGATCGCAATGAATTCATTGCTACTATCTTCATTAAGCCTGCACGTTCGATTAACTACGTAACTCTGAATTTCGTAGCTACTCGTACTGGTGTAGACTTTGAAGAAGTAGTTGGCCTTTCATTCTAAACCGCTTACCAAGGAGATATAAGCAATGGCTATTTTAGGAGTCGATGACTTCAAAGCAAAACTGAAAGGTGGCGGTGCTAGACCTAATCTATTTAAGGCAACGATCAACTTTCCAGGTTATGCTGGTGGAGATGTAGAACTTACATCCTTTATGTGTCGGGCAGCTCAGCTTCCCGGCTCTATTATGCAGGAAATCATTGTACCATTCCGTGGTCGTGAACTGAAAATTGCTGGTGACCGTACGTTTGACGTATGGACAGCACAGATCATTAACGACACCGACTTCAACGTCCGTAATGCTATGGAACGTTGGATGAATGGTATTAATGCTCATTCTGCAAACACAGGTCTTACTAACCCATTAGACTACCAGGCTGATTTAGTTATCGAACAGCTTGATAGAGATGAGTCTGTGTTAAAAACCTATAACTTCCGTGGTTGTTTCCCAACCGACGTTTCTCCAATTGATCTGGCATATGACCCTGCCGCAGCAATTGAAGAATTTTCTGTAACCTTCCAGGTACAGTACTGGGAATCTAATACTACCAGTTAAGGTGTAATAAATAAGGTAGGGAAGAGGATAAGCCTTTTCCCTACTCTTGTATTTGGAGAAATATTTTGGCAGACGATAGTGTAAAACTCTTTGGCTTAGAGATTAAACGAGCAAGAAGAGAAAAAGAAAAAGAGCAGCTCCCATCTATTGTTCCTCCCTTAGATGATGATGGCGCAGGATATATTACTGCAGCCGGCAGTCACTATGGTTCATTTGTGGACTTAAGTGGTGATCAAGCTAAAGATGATAAAGATTTAATTAAACGGTATAGAGCTGTTGCGATGCATCCTGAAGTAGATGCTGCACTAGAAGACATTGTCAATGAGGTCATCTCTGGGGATGATGATTTAATTGAATTAAATATGGACAATGTTGATACTAGCAATTCTATTAAAAAACAGATTAAAGAAGAATTTGATAATATTGCTGCGATGCTGGACTTTCAGAACTACGCGCATGATATTTTCCGTAGATACTACATTGACGGACGAGTCTATCACCATTTGGTTGTAGATCCTAAAAGACCTCAAGAAGGTATTCAAGAGATCCGACCCATTGATGCTCTTAAGATTCGTAAAGTAAAAGAAGTAAAAAAAGAAAAAGATAATGCCACCGGTGCTAGCATTATTACAAAAGTAAATGAATACTTTATCTATTCTGAAACACCTGGAGCTGGAGCTGCATCGTATGCATCTGGTGGAAAAAATACTAATGCACTTAAAATTGCACCCGATGCAATTAGTTATGTAACAAGCGGATTATTAGATTCTAATCGAAAAAAAGTAATTTCGTATTTGCATAAAGCACTGAAACCTATTAATCAGTTGCGCATGATGGAAGACGCGTTAGTTATCTATAGACTAGCACGTGCACCTGAAAGACGTATTTTCTATATTGATGTAGGTAACTTACCTAGAGGTAAAGCTGAACAATACCTTAAAGACATTATGACTAGATACAGAAATAAGATGGTCTATGATGCTAATACAGGCGATCTTAAGAATGACTCTAAGCATATGTCTATGTTGGAAGACTTCTGGTTGCCTAGACGTGAAGGCGGTAAAGGCACTGAAATTAGTACGTTACCAGGTGGACAAAATCTTGGTGAAATTGATGATATTATATATTTTCAAAAGAAACTTTATAAATCTCTAAATGTTCCTACAAGTAGAATGAATCCCGAAGAACAGGCTAGTGGTCTTCTAGGAAGATCATCAGAAATTACTCGTGACGAATACAAGTTCCAAAAGTTCGTAAATAGACTTCGTCGTAGATTCTCTGATTTATTTTATAATATTCTAAAAAAGCAGCTTTTGCTTAAAGGAATTATTACTGATGAAGATTGGGAATCTTGGAAAGGCGATTTGTTTGTAGATTATATTGTAGATAATCACTTTACTGAACTAAAAGAAACCGAAATGCTCAGAGAGCGGGTTGGTATGTTACAGCAGATTGAACCGTATCTTGGTACATTTTACTCTAAAGAATGGGCTCAGAAAAACGTGCTGATGCTTACTGATGATGATCTTAAAGCAATGAAAGATCAGATCGAACAAGAGAAAAAAGACGGTGAAATTCCGGATCAAGATCAAGAACCAGACATTTGATATTAAAAACAAATTTATTATAAATACATTCACGTACAATTATAAGGACTTTTTTGATGGCTGAAGATATTGGTAATTTTTTAGATAATGTAGCTAGTAAGAACTTTGCTAATGCTGAGAAAGAATTCTCAGATATGATCAATGCTCGATTGGCTGATCGTCTGGAATCGCACAAAGCTGTGATTGCTAACTCTGTTTATAACGGAGTTGATCCAGAAGAAGTTGAAGATGATATTGAAGATGACGTAGACAACGTAGACAACGTAGAAATCGAAGATCAGCCAGAACAAGAAGAAGTAGAGGCAGATGAAGAGCTTTAAAGAGTTTAGTCTGAATATTGCTCCAAAGGATCATAAGATTGTTAAGGTCTTAGATTCTAAGGGTGGTGAGGTTATGGTAACAAAAGACAAAGAAGGTAAATTCAATGTCATGTTCGATAACCAGCCAGTTGACACCGTCGACACCGAAAGGGAGGCGATGCAATCAGCTAGAAATTTTCAGAAACTCATGGGTAAGAGTAGCTTTAAAGGAGCTAACTCTTCTAAGTTGTTAAGAAAGAAAAATAAAGGCGGATACTTTAAATGAAACTGATTACAGAACATACAGAAAATGTTGAATACATTATCGAAGCTAAAGAAGGCGGCGGTAAGAATTATGTAATCGAAGGTATTTTTGCCCAGGCGGAACAAAAGAACCGCAATGGAAGAATTTATCCAAGAGCAATCTTGGAGAATGCAGTTTCTAAGTATGATAAGGAACAGGTGCAAACCCAACGTGCAGTAGGTGAGTTGAATCACCCAGCAGGTCCTATCATTAACTTAGATAAAGTTTCTCATCGCATTACCGAACTTAATTGGGATGGTAATAACGTGATGGGGAAAGCACTTATTCTTGATACACCAAATGGAAAGATTGTTAAAGGTCTCTTAGATGGTGGAGTTAAGCTAGGTGTTTCGACTCGTGGTATGGGAACTCTTGAGCAAAAAGGCGGTGTCAACATGGTCGGTAAAGACTTTGTACTTAACACCGTAGATATCGTACAGGATCCTTCTGCACCGTCAGCTTTTGTTGATGGGATTATGGAAGGTGTTGAATGGATTTGGAATAACGGTGTCTTGGAAGCTCAAGAACTTGAAAAAATTGAGACTGAAATTAGTAATGCTTCTAGATCTGATCGCTCTGCGGTTGAGATTCGGGAGTTTAAAAATTTCCTCTCTAAACTTAATCTTTAATTGGAGATAGAATATGTCCGAACAAGAAATGTTGGATGATATTGAATCTGTTGAAGAGGTTATTGAGGAAGAAACTTCCGAAGAATCTGAGACAGAAGAAGTATCCGAAGCACAAGCACCAGCAGCTAAAGGTAAAGCTGCAACTCCAGATATGGATGGTGCAAAGGCTGCTGCTGACGATGCTGCTAAAATCAAAGCATCTGCACCAGGAAAAGCTACAGTACCAGGCGGTGAGGCACAAAAGGGTGACCAAGTTGCTGACAAAATTCCTGGAACTAAAGCTGGTATGATTAATTCAATGTACCAAGAAATGAACAAAATGAAGAAGTCTAATCTTCAGGC